TGGGGGAACTCATGCACCTGCACGCGACGGCCCAGCGCCGTCTCGTGACTGTCCACGAAAAACTCGACATCGCGAAAGCTCGCGGTCTGCAGCTGGTCGCGCCACGCGCTCACATCGCCCCCATCATCGGGCCGTTGTAGACATCGAAGTCAACCGCGCTGCCGGGCGCCTTGCGCAGCTCCGTGACGCTCGGCCTGCCGTCCGAGTCGATCTGGATCTTCAGCGTGCCGCCGACCTGTCCGTTTTGCGGGGCGCCTTGCGGCATGGCACTGGGCTGGCTGGGCCCGCCGCTGACCTGGAAGAAGTGGCTCATCGCCCCGGCGATCCAGCCCGGCAGGCCGCCGCTGAGCGCGTCCTTGACCATGTTGAACTTGGCCAGGATGCCGTCCCACAGGTCCGTGAACCACTTCTTGATCGGCTCCCAGTTCTTGTAGATCAGGTAGGCCGCGCCCGCGATTGCAGCGATGCCCAGCAAGAACCAGCCCAGCGGTGTGACCAACAACGTGCCGGACAGGATGCCAATCGCTTTCACCAGCTCAAAGACCGCCCAGACCGCCTTGCCGCCCATCACGGAAGCAAAGACCACCATCAGCGTGTCCCAGCCGCCGAAGGCCTGCGCCACGCTGTCGAGGATGCCCAGCAGCATCACCAGGCCCTTGGAGATCTGGCCGAGCGACGCCAGCACCTTGGGCATCTTCTCGATGACGGCACCGAGGAAGCGGCCAATCTTGTCGCCCAGCTCGGCGCGGCTGGCGGCGTTCATGTCCGCCACCTTTCGCAGCATCGAGTCCAGGCCGGGCAGCGCGATGCGCGTGATGGCAGCGAACAAGCCGCGCAGCGAGAACTCGAAGCGCTTGATGTTGTCGGCCGATTCCTTGAACTGCTCGCCCTGCTCGGTGTTGAGCGTGCCGTACTTGTCGGCCTCGTCGTACAGCGCCTTGAATGCCCCGCTGCCCTGGTTGAGCATCTGGATCATCTCGGCGCCGCCACGGCCCATCAGCGCGCGCGTGAGCGCGATCTTCTTCTCGGCGTTCTGGCCGGCATCGCCCACCTTGGCGAACTTGTCGGCGATGGCCTCGAACACCTGCACCGCGTTCATCTTGCGCAGCTGCTGCAGCGAGATGCCCACGCGCTGGAACCACAGTTGCGCGTCCTTGCTGCCGCTGACCGCGTCGATCATGTTCTGCGACAGGAACTGCAGCGACTCTCCCATCGACTCTTCGCTGCTGCCGCTCACCGCCGCCACGTAGCCCAAGCGCTGGAACTGCTGAATGGGGATGTTCAGCTTCTTGGACACGTCCACCGCGCGGTCGATGGACTCGATGGTCTGGTGCATCACCGCGAACGCGCCACCCAGTGACAAAGCCGCCACGCCGGGCAGCTTCATGACCTGGTCCCTCACGCCGCCCCAGGCATCCTTGATCTTGTCGAGGCCGCTGTTCTCCACCAGGCCGTTGATCGACGCGCGCAGCTTGCGGTAAGGCTCGGTCACGCGCTCGACCGACTTCTCCACCGCCTTGTTGATGCCGGTGAGCTTGGCGGTGGCCTTGTCGACCGCGTCGATGGTGAACTGGAGCTTCAGCATGTTGGGGTGTCAGCGTGAGCCGTGGGTTCGTTCCATCAAGCGCGAGGCCTGGTCGTGCCAGGCCTGCAATTCATCCACCGTCATCGCATCCATCTCGCTGGGCGGCCAGTGGAAGACGAAGGCCAGCTCGGCCATGACCTCGATCAGGTTGGAGGGGACACGTCGAAAAAATCGGAGGCCACCTCGCCGGCCTTGAAGATGTCGGCCGCGTCGAGCTGGTCGAACGTGCTGATCGGGATGCCGGCGCTCGCGCAGATGAGGGCTGCGACGAACTCGCCGGTGCCCTTGTCCTTGGCGTTCAGCACGCGCCGCGCCGCGCCGCCCTGCAGGCGCCTGAACGTCAGCTCGGTGATGCGCTCCAGCAGCTCGCCCGACTTGGTCTTCAGCTCGACGGGCACGCGCAGCGTGTAGACCTGCTCCTGCTTCAAGGCGTCGCTCTTCAGGTCATCGCTCATACGCCCATCTCCTCGGCCGGGTCACCGGCGAACTTCAGCATCACCTTGCCGCCGTCGCCGGCGCTGACCTCGATGGCCTCGGTCACGAAGGCGTTGCGCACGACGTAGGTCTGGCCGGTGTCGGCCTCGTAGGTGAGCGTGGCGTCGACGATGTCGCGCAGCGCGGCCAGGCTGGTGCCGGCCGTCAGTGCGATCTCGCAGTCCAGCTCGGCGGGCTCGGTGGTCTCGCTGTAGCCGATCAGGCCGCGGTTGCCGACGACCGGCGCCCGCTTGTCCCCGCCCAGCTTGAGCTTGGCGCCTGGCAGTGTTTCCAGCAGCGCGCCGTTGACCTTGATGTAGGCCCGCGAATGCGTCATGGGCATGGTTCAGTTCTCCTTTTCGTCGGCCATCACGAATTGGCCGGCATTGACCTCGACGCGCACTTCCTGGCCGGGGGCCAGTTCGTGGCGGCGTTCCTGGTCGGTCACGGCGCCTGCCGTCACCACCAGCACCGCGAGGCGCTTGGGCGAGCCCTCGGGCTCGTCGTTGCGAATGGTCATCTGCATCGCTGTGGGCGTCCTTTAAACAGGTTGAAAACCGCTTACAGCCGGAACTGCACCTGCGCCGCGAAGACGCGGAACTGGTTGATCACGTTGGGCGGGATGACGGCGTCGACGCGGTTTGGGTCGCTGCTGTCGCGCTGCACCAGGAGGTCGCGCTTGAACTGCTCCAGGTCTTCCGCCAGGCCGGCGTCCATCCAGTCCATGAACAGCGCCACCAGCTCGGCGCGGATGATGTTGGGCGTGACCACGGCCTGGCCCACGCCGAACTGCGTGCCGTCGTCGGCCAGCTTGTGGCGAGGGAACTTGCTGGAGATCCGCGCGCGCACCGTGAGCCGCAGGTAGGCCAGCGTGCGCATCGTCTCGATGTCGAGGTAGGACGCGTCGGCCACGCCGTAGGCATTGGTCTGGTAGGTGGTGATCAGGCGCTCGATCAGCACGTTGCCGCCGGCGTCCACCACCGTGGTGGCAATGCCGTCGTACAGCGCCAAGTTGCGCTCGTCGCGCGTCCAGCGGTCGCCGATGGCCGGTGCCAGCAGGCCGGGCAGCGGCAGCGTCTGGCGCGGCCGCGCGGGGTCGCTCTCGTAGGCGTCCACCGCGGCCGCCACGGCGGCCCACACATAGACCGGCGTCGGGCTCTTGCCGGCGCCCATGAGGGTCAGGAAGGGGCTGTTGCGCGTGGTGCCCAGCGTCGTCGATGCCGACAGCGTGCCCGCCACGGCAGCGAACGCCTGGCCTTCCTTCTGGATCATCGGCCCCCAGCGGTTGCTCAGCAGCGTCTCGATCTTGCCGAGGCTGGCCGCGTCGGTGTAGGGCAGCACGATGGTGTTGTACTGCTCGTCGCCGATGGCCGTGAGCGCACCCTGCACATCCGGGTTCGCGGTGCCGCCGGTCATCGCGGCCACGGCCGTCGCCAGGCCCTTGGGCGTGCGGTCGCCGTTGTAGTAGTTCACGCGCACGTCCAGGCTGTTGCCCACCTCGCCCTTGTGGCGGGCCGTCAGCGTCACCACACCACCGGCAGCGCCGGCCGTGACCGGCAGCGTCGTGTCCGCGTTGATGGCGGCCGCCAGGGCCGTGGCCAGGCTCGCCACGGTGGCCGCGCTGGCGACGGCCACCTGCACTAGCTGGCCGCCGATGTAGACGTTGAGCGTGCCTGCCTCGGTGGGGCTGCCGCTCAGCGTCACGGTGCCCGTGGCGGCCGCGCCGGCGCCGTTGTCGTCCAGCGCCACCGCCCAGCACTCGGTGTAGCTGTTGGCCGCCTTGAGGGCTGCCAGCGTCGCCGTGAGCATGGCGCCACGGCCGAAGGCGGCCTCGGCCTGCGCGGCGCTGAGGATGCGCGTGGGCACGCCAGCGGCCACGGCGCCGGTCGTGAGCCGCTGGCCGATGACGAGAATCTTGTGACGCACCACCGGCAGACCCTGCAGCGCACGCGAGTTGTCGAACTCGATGTACTGGCCGGGCGTGCGGATGCTGATGGGGATGCTGTTGAAGCTGATGGTCATGGGAAGGTCTCCAGGGGTCAGTCGTTGCCGATCAGGGCGGCGGGCGGCGCAGCGGGCGGGTTGCCGGCCGCCACCATCACGTCGCCGTCGACCAGGCGGCGGCTCCAGTAGGTGTCCAGCGGCTTGTCGGCGCCGTCGCTGGGCAGTGGCTCGAAGGTGATCGGGTCGCGCACGGTCACATCGGGCCGGGCGGGCAGAAGGCGGACGGTGTCGGTGGTCATCGGCATCTCGTGGTCAGGCGGTGGGAAGGGTCACGTTGTCCCGTGCATCCGGGGCGCCGTGCGTGTCGTTGCCGGCCAGCCACTCGGTCTGCGTCGAGCGGGGCGCGTACGGCGGGATGTCGAGCGAGGCGACGAAGGTGGCGAAGTCGGCCAGGCCGTCGGGCGCGACGCGGTCGAACTCCATCGGCAGCATGAAGGTGCAGCCGTACACGGCCAGGCCCTGGCGCTCCACCGTGCCGGTGAAGAGGTCTTGCACGCCGGTCAGGTCCAGCGTCCCGACGCCCGGCACGATGTGGCCGTGCAGCTGCGGCACGATGAGGCGGGCGACGATCTCATACGCGCCAATGGCCTGCGCGTTGCCACGCCGGCGCGCCTGCTCGCCGCTCTGGTGCGAGGTGACGACGTAGATCACCCATTGGCCGTCGATGCTGGCGGTGTTGGCGCCACGCCGGGGAACCTGGCCGCCGCTGAAGCTCACCAGCACGCACGGCGCCAGCGTCAGCAACCGGCGCAGCATGTCGTCGTCCCAGTCGCCGGGCAGGTCATGCACGCGCAGCTTGGTACCCGCCAGCGCAGCCTTGAGCGTGTCGATCAGGTGCGTCTCGACGACGGTGATGACATCGGGCGTGCCGCTCATGGTGCGTAGTCGGACAGCGAGGTCTGCGTGAAGGTCGGCGTGCCGGAGAAGTACTGCGGGCCGTCGCTCGGCGCCGTGGGCTGCGCGGCGGCGTCCAGGCCGAGCGTGAGGTTGCCGGCCGCCATGTCGTCGAGCAGCTTGAGCGCCGCCTTCTCGCGGTCCGCGATGCGGTCGGGAATGCGGTCGTCGTACAGCCGCGCGCGCACCAGGTCGCAGGCGATGTTCTGCAGCACGAGCGGCACGCTGGTCAGCGGCACGGCGTAGCGAGCGCCGAGCTTGGCGTCGATCAGCGCGCTGATGTCCGCGACGGCGTTGCTGACGCGCGTGTCGTTGATCGCCGTCGCGGTCGGGTCGCTCGGGTTGCTGACCTGGATCAGCTCGTCGAGGCCGAAGCGGTCGACCAGCTGTTGGGTGGTGATGTAGGCAGTCATCTCGTTGACCGCGTCAAACCCAACGATTTGGTGCTTGCTGAATCCAGTTCGTGCCGTCGTACACGAACGAGATCGACGTGATCTTGTTGGCGTCGGTGGTCGTCACGGCATCGACCCAGGCGCCGGCAACAAACTTGAAGACTGCGTTCCATGTCACGGTACGGCCACCGGTCGCGTCCTGGGTCAGGGCCAGGTTGATACGCGCACCGAGCGTCGCGCCAGTGGGCGCATTGATCGTGATGTTCGAGGTCATCGCCGTGGACAACTTGATGTCCCCGCCGAAGATGAGGGCGAACGTCAGCGACGTGCCGAAAGTGACCGTCTGCTGGCTGTAGCCCAGGGCAATCGCCGGGGAGAAATTGACGTTCGCACGGTTGCCGAAGACGTGCATCTGGTCAGGCGTCACCCCAGTGCCATTCCAGCATTGGTCTACCGAGTCGCTGTTGGCCTGGCCACGCAGGTCGTTATTGCTGAAGTTAAGGTTGGCGACAAAGCCAGCTGATCCCGACTGCTGTCCGTAGGCTCGCGTCGTGTTGGCGCCGATGGCCTTGGTGAACCAGTTCTCCGTGACGGTGAGCGTGTTGGCTAGGTTGCCAGACCCGACGCCCTGCACTTGAACCCCTGTGCCGCTGGTCGGGATGTCCAGGATGCTGTTGTGGTGGACCTTCACACCCCTGCAGCCCGTGACCTCGATGGTGCCGCGACCTGGTCCACCATTGCCGCGAAACACACCGTCGTGAATGTTGATGTTCACGCAGTCGTAGAACGACAAGCCCCGATAGCTCGGCAGCGCCGGGCAGTCGATCTGGAACTCACTGTCGTAGAACTGGGTGATGTTGCCCAGCGACATGTGCAGGCCATTGGCCGTGTCCACCAGCTTGAGCTTGCCGCGGATCTTCACGCCAGTCGCGTACAGGCCGAAGATGCCATTGGCATTGACGCCATCGCTGGCCGCGCTGCCGCCTGTCAAGTTGAAGTCAACGATGGTGATGTTCTTGATCCGCGTCGCATCGCCCGCGTTGGCAGTCACTGAGCCAGATGCTGAACCCAGCCCGCCGGTCCAGGTGGCAGTCGTTGCGCCGTTGGTCAGCGTGACAGCGCGGATGTTGCCGTTGCCGAAAATGCAGTTGTAAACACCCGTCGGCCCGGTGTAGTTGCTGGTCAGCGCGGCAGAGGTGGCGGCCGCGCCCGGCGCCGCAGTGAACGTGATCGTCTGGGTGTCGACGATGTAGATGGGGCCGTTGGACAGCCGACCGAGCGAGCCCACCAGGCCACGCATGACGACGCCATCGACCTTGCCCCGGTTGCTGCCCGAGAAGGGCATGCCGGTGCCCGTGTTCACGCCGTAGTAGACCTTGATGGTGCCGTTCTCGGCCTTCACCCGGACGCCCTCGATGGTCACGTTCGTGAGCGCTTCGTCGTCCCAGGTTTCCGTGCCAGCCGCATCGATGCCGCAGGCGATAGCGTCG